TGAATGTGGTTTCCGACAATTTTCGAGTCTCCACTCAAAGACGCAACCATAATTGCGCGGCAAAGAGGGAAGTTAAAAATCTCGTTGTTGCTTATTTCGATGTCTTGACAGTTTCTGGCGACAACCGCGTTGACAGAGTATCCAACAGCGTATTGATATTGAATCTTCAATCCGATAAGTTTCTGTCCAACGTTTGGCGTGTATGGGGCGGATATTTGCCCTGACAGATTTATTACAACACCGTTATTGACGTATCGACCTGCGGCAGATGGGTTGCTGTTGTTGAAACCAGAGTTGACCGCATAAAGCGTTGCCCCGCCATTGCTGACCAGCCCAGTCAACGTCGGAACCAATAGCGCGGACGATACTTTGTACGTTCCAGTCGGCAGATAGACGCAAGTACCAGTCCCGCTCATTGCTGACAACGCCGCCTGAATAGCAGCAGTGTCATCCGCCACCCCATCCCCCACCGCCCCAAAGTCCTTCACGCTCACAACATCGCGCAGCTTCGACTGCACGCTGCGAGAGACGGCGCCGGTGCCGGCGGGCGTGTACGTGATCTCGTCCGCGTTGTCGGGCAGATCCATCGTTTGCTCGAGATACGCCGTCAGCGTCGACAGCGAGAACTTCCTCGCGTCGCCGTTCTCGACCGAGTACGTCGGCACCTGGTTGCTGGGCTCGAGCGTGTCGAGCGTGGGGAGTTGGTTTATGGTGGGCATGGTGGCTCCTTACAAGTTACCTTCAGAAACCCAAGTCCCAGGCGTTCCTGCGACGGTGCAACGCCAGCGTCGCGGACTTCCCACAACCGGAACCGACTGCTCTGTTGTGTCTCCAACCGCCCAAGTCCCAGACGCTGGCGCAGACGCGGCTCTCCAAGTTATTGCAAGCCCTGTTCCTGAGTTTGAGACACTGCCACCGCCCGTCCCCCAATATACGCTTTGGTCAATAAAAGACCCGGTGCATGTCCCCGTCGTTGAAATGGCGGGGGTCGCCCCGCTCGTGTAACTGCCACCGGAAACGCGAACTTGCGTGCAGGCATTTATTTGCAGAGCCTCAAAAGCGGGGGCATAGGCAATATTGTTCGTAAGCGCAGCTCTGGTAACAGACGCTAACGAAAATGCGTAGTTGCTTGAGCCGGTGTTGACCGCTCTAACACCAGAAACTATGAGATCAGAAGTCGTGAATCCACCATTTTGTGCGGCCCTAAACGTAGGCGATGACGCGCTTTGATAGAAACCGCCCGTCACCGAAATGTTTGAGGACGCAATGCCGTTTGCGTATTGAAAAAACGCGCTGCCTGTTCCATAGACAATTGCGCTGTTTCCCGTCAATTCGACTCCGCTAGAAGCCTCGACGCGAATGCCGCTTCCCAACAATGTCGCCCCACCGACGCCAGTTCCGTTATTGGTGGACGGAATATTGATCACGTTGTTGCAGACAACAGCGCCGCCGGCCGAAGAAGAAATGTTGATTCCGTCGCCTTGCGGCATACCCGAAACAGTGTTGTTCGATATCAGCGGCTTGGTTACGCCAGATGCAACGCCGTTTATGCCAATGCCAGCAGGGCTCAACGCTCTATCCAAGGTCTGAGAACAACAATTGACTATCGAGTTGCCGGTTATCTGGATGGCCCCGATGTAATTACCGACGGCATAGATTCCCGCTCCGGATGATCGGTTAGTGCTGTACGAGCCTTGGATGTTTTCGATGTAGTTGTTTGTGACTTGAATATCCGTATCGCCAGTGCCGGCGGTGCCTGGAATGTAGACAGCAACCCCATAGGCTGTGTGCTGCCCGATTCTGTTGCCAGAAACGAGACACTTTTTAGGAAGCAGCCCGGCGTAAGGATCTTGAACTAGAACGCCATGATTGCCACCGCCATAGCAGTAGTTGTTTAACACTTCACACAGCGAGCAGTCGTTGTAAATACAAACGTCCGCGGCATCCTGAACCGTGCCAAGCCATCCCGAAAAGTGACTGTCTCTAACGGTGCAGCGAACGCAGCCGTCTAGCATAACGCCGGCCCATTGCATCCCTTCGAAAATGCAGTTTGAGACTTTGCTGTTAGTACAGCTGACAAACTTCACGCCAGCAACGTAGGCGGACGAGCCCGCGGATGTCGCCTTGAATTTAACGCCGTCAATCTGAATGTTCGACTTTGACGTGGCGGAAAACAGAGAGATGTTGATAGTGCTGGTTTGAACAACAGCCCCAAACGGTGCAGTTATTGACGTATTGCTGGACAACGTGATCGTCGAGGCGATTTTGTAAACGCCGGGCGGCATCAGCAATATGCCAGCGCTGTTCGCCCAGTTTTGAATCGCCGCCGTATCGTCAGTCACCCCGTCTCCGACGGCGCCAAAGTCTTTCACACTAACGACATCCCGCAGCTTACTCTGCACCGTCCGCGTCACCGCCCCGGTGCCCGACTGCAAAAAGCTCACCTCGTCCGAATTGTCGGGAAGGTCGAGCGTGTCCTGCATGTAGTCGGTCAAAGCCGTGATCGACATCCTCCGCGCATCACCCGAGTTCGGCGCATAGACGGGAATCTGGTCGCCGCTTGACGGCGTGCCGAGGAGCGGGAGCTTGTTGATCGTCGGCATCTTTACTTCACCAGGTGATTAACGAACCAGGTTCCCAAGCCCCCGAGCGCTGACGCAATCGCCATGCCGGCGAAGATCCCGCCGTGACTGCGATTGGCGAGCGCGAGGAGCTCCTTCACGTCCTTCTGCAAGTCCTCGACCTGCGCTTCCAGCGTCTTTACCTGCCCGATCAGCAGTCCGAATTTCACGGGGTCAACATCCGTCACGATCAGCGCTCCTTCAATGGCATCGTCGTGATCGCGCGCAGCACCACGACAGCGATGGCAATCATGCACCCGACGAACGCCTGGCCGGCGGGCGGGAGCGGTAAATGGAAAACGAAACCTTGCAGAACGGACAGCACCGCCAGTGCGATAGAAAACTGGATGGTGCGGGAATTCAGGAGGTTTTTGATAGTCATAGTTAAACCCATGCAAAACTGCTTGCGCTGGGTCCGACCCCAACGACTTCAGCCAGCAGTGTGACATTGCCGATCGCAGCACTTGCGCCAGGCGTCATGGATACCGTCCAAACGCCGCCCGCGTTAGAAATGGCGTAGGTCGGCGTGGTCGACAAACTGTTTCCGGCCTGCGTCGTGTTTACAATAGACGAGTTGCTGTAATAGCTGCCGTCTTGGTGGAATGCGAACACCACCTCCTGATAAATAGCGCCGTTTGCAAAAGTGCTGTCGTTGCCCAGCATCTTCAGCATTACGAATGCGCTTACCGGCGATCCAGTCATTGAGAAGGTGAAAATGTTGGTCGCGGTTGCGGCGATTGCTTTGGAATACTTCTCCTGGCGCAGCCCAGCCGTTTGCGATCGCAGCGCGTATTGATTGCCCGTGGCGTTCTGCAAAACGTCGAGACTATTTCTCAGCCAGACTGAACCAGATGAGTAGCTGATGAACGAGTTGCCGTTTGTCGGCCAGCTGCTTCCGTTGTCGATAAGCGTTGCGCCGTTTTGAATCAAAAGATTGTACGAAGTCCCGGCCGTTTGGAAGTTATCGAACTGGCAAGAATTCGCTGTTGTTATGCCGCCGTCATTGTAGAAAAGCGCCGTTGTCCCGCTTGATCCGCCGAACACATAATATGAACGACACGTATTCAGGCTGATGCGAGACGAAATGTTTACAAGGGCGCCGCTAGATGCAGCAATCTGCACGTTTTCAAATCCGCAGCCGTTCAGTGCAAGCCTTGAAAGCTCAAACAGATAAGCGCAGTTGCTGATGTTGTCAGACCCACAAGCATTCAGAACGCTATAATCCAGATGGTATAGCGACCATCCGATATGGCAATCTCTTGCCCAGCAGTTGTTAGCACATACGCTGGTCCCCGTCGTCCCGCCTGTCCCATCATTTGCCCACACAAACCCGTAGGTTGTGCTTGCCCATCCGTAGTTATTTCCGTTCAAGCCTCGCTGTGTGTTTGAGTTGCAAACCACGCCGGTCATTTCAATCATCCACGCATCGTTGCAATACACGCCGTAGCGGCATTGAAACACCGTGACATCTTCCAGCTTCCACTGTGCCATGCGCGGCGCGTATATGCCGTAGTCGACAATGAATCCGTCGCTGTATAGCGTGATTCCGTTTATCACGCAGTCGTAGTTGTAGTCGTTGTCTGCGTGGCGACAAATAATGATTGCGTTTTTTGCGTAAGAATCAGTTACGGTCCCGCTTCGGGCCGTATTGCTGCCAGTTCCCGCCGTTGTCGTGGTCTTTTTAATGGTCACGTTAGCGTTGCCGGCCCCTAACAAAACAGCGCCGCCGTCCAAATACAATGGCGACGTAATCTTGTAAGTGCCATCAGGAAGATAAACGCTGTTTCCCGTGTCTAATGCAGCCTGAATAGCAGCGGTGTCATCCGTAACCCCGTCTCCGACAGCGCCAAAGTCTTTGACGCTCAATGTATCCCGAAGCCTGCTTTGGACCGTCCGCGTAACTGCGCCCGTGCCTGCCTGCAAAAAATTAACCTCGTCCGAGTTATCTGGAATGTCGAGGTTGACTTGCATGTACGCTTCGAGCTGGCTCACCGACACCCGCCGCGTGTCGCCGTTCGACTCGTCGAAGATCGGCAGACTATCGCCTGGGAGAACCTCGCCGATCGGGGAGAGATTAATAATCTGCGGCATCAGTTGAACTCCAGAATGCCCTCGGGGCCTGTCTCGACAGGATCGACCGGGGTTGGCATGAAAGGATCGTCCGCGTCGCGCCAGTACTTGTTACCTGCGCCGGACGGGAGCGTATCGGGGAATTGCAGCTCAATCGGCGCGGTGGCGCGCTGTAGGACGGTATCGTAGGCGGTCTTAGCCAGCAGGCGCGTGTCCGGCATGATCTGCTTGCCATACGACGGCGCCAGGCGCACGGCGAGGTTGAGAATAACCGCCTCGTTTGCGCTGTCGGGGACGTTGGTTTCTTCTGCCAGGCTGCCCTGCTCGGGCGATGCGGGAATAGGATACGACAGTCGGATGCCCTTGCCGTTCCAGTCCGCCATCATGGCGTCTAGGCGACGCCGTGCGTACTCGAGTTGCTCCGGCTGGATATCGAAAACGTAGGACGCGAGCCCTATCTCGGTGAGCGCCGCCTCAACGAATTGCCTCTTCGTGTACGCCATTGCCTCGCATCACCTCGCTGATTCGCGCTAATAATACCTTGTCAGCTTGTTGTTCAATCTCCCCACGCGACGGCGGTGCGTCGTCACTGGGCAAAGCATACGTGCGCCGCTTGCGCAGAGCAATCGAGCGCATACGCCCGCGCAGGCGCGGATAGGCGGCTTCGCCCGCAGCGTCGCACGCCTCCGCAATCGACTCGAACCATTTACCCGACGCCAGCGCCTCTGCCAGCTCTTCCTCGCTCTCGACCGACTTGCAGCCCCATGTGGGATGGCTTGTCGTTTTCTGATACGGACCAGGCGAGCAGTAGACTTGGATCGGATACATCATTTCCCCTTTTTCTTCTTTGCGGTACGCGCCGTCTCAAGCGCAATCGCAATCGCCTGCTTCTGCGGCTTGCCCGACTTCATCTCCTTGGAGATGTTCGAGCTGATCGACTTCTGGCTGTAGCCCTTCTTCAACGGCATAAATGCTCCTAAAGAGAAAGGGCGGCATTGCGCCGCCCCTCTCTGTCATGCGGGATTATTGCCCAAAAATGAGGACTCCGCACATTTCCGGCGCGGTGCAGACGACCCCGTACAGCGTATCCAGACGATACTTGATCGTCATGGTGTCGATGTCGTAGAACTTCTGCATCACCAGCTCGATGCCCTGGTCCGTGCTTGCACGCATGACCGCCGCGCCGCTGTCGGTCGGAACTGCGTATCGGCCAGGGAGCAGCTCGATCGAGTCCTTGAACCAGAACGGGTTGACGTTGCAGGCGTTGTCGTTCAAGAAGTTGATCGCCGCGGTAGCTGAGGAGCTTGCCACGTTGATGTTCTTGTACTGAAGCTCTGCATCGGTCGGGCTGCCGGTCGCGCCAATCAGCGGGGGGCTGATGCGCAGTTGCGCGGCGCCAAGCGACGGCTCGGAGGTCGGCGTTGCGATAACGCGGAACGTCTTGAGCTGACCCGTTGACTGCTTGGTGATCTGGTGAACAGCTTCGATACCAGCGATCGTGAAGCAGTCGCCAGGGCGAACGTTGGTTACCGCCGAGACCGTAACAACCTGCGTGCGGTTATCCACGTTCAGCACGCCAGCCGTGGAGCTGGTGGTTGCACGCGGCACGAACTGAACCTGCGCGCCGTTGGTGGCGATCGTGATCGCAGTAGTCGTTGCGGCTGCCAGACGGTTCGCATAGTCGAGCTTGTAGGTTTCAAACCCTGCCACCATGCCGACGTAGGAACGCTCGTACGCGCGGTCAGACTTAGCGTTACCGAACGAACGGGTCGCGACCGCAAGGTTGCCAGCCAGTCCGTTGTAGTCGCGGGTCGACAGCGCCAGGTAGCGGTCGTAATCCTGCACGCCCTGCTCGTTCATGATCGCATCGCAGAGTGCTACGTCGTCGTAGTCACCCGCCGCACCAGCGACTGCAACAACGAGCGTGCCCTGCTCAGAAGCGACGTTCAGAACAGAACGGTTGATGTCGGACGCCAGCTTCTGCTTAGCGGCATCGCCAAGGCGGCCTTCTTGCAGCGCGTCGCGCAGTTCCTTCGCGTTCAGCTTCCAAGCCGAGGTCTTGGAAAAGCCGAGCGTGGACGGCACGGAAAGCTGCGTCATGTCGTCGTAGCTGGACGAGATAGACGTTCCGACAGTGCTATCAAAGCTCTGCGCGATGTACGGCATCGGACGCCAGATGGTGTCGCGTGCGCGCTCCATCGTTGCGCCGTCGGTGGCATAAATGCCGACGTTACGGCTCAGAACGAGCGCATCCTGGAAGCCTTCGAGAATGTTCTCGAACGCTACGATTTCCTCTTTTGAAAATGCATTAGGCATTTCAGACTCCTGTTACTTTTGTTGCCGCGACCGCTTGTAGGCCATGACCTTCGACATATCGCCGGTCTTCAATGCCTCGTTGCGCAGCCGCTCGAGTGTTGAATCTACAGAACTTGCACGCCCGGTGCCTTTAACAACGGGCTCTGGCGCCGGCGGTGGCTTGCGAGTCGTCACCTTCAGTTCCTTCTCCAGCTTCGCAACCGCAAACGCGAACTTTACGGGATCTTGGATCGCAGCCAGATCCTTCGCTCGCCGAGTGTTCTTGCCGAGCGCATACACCACAAGAGCGGGATTGTCCGCACCTTGGAGCATGATGCCCTGCTGAACCTCGGAGAAGGTCTCCTGCGCAATCGCCTCGGCGTCCTCGTAGTCCTTCACCTTCAGCGCCGCTTTCGCTTTGCCGTAGGC